TTAATCAATAACATTTACGATCTTTCTTGCATATGTATTTGTATTGTTTGAAGCTGGTATGCAATAGACGCTGTTACTGATATACACCTGACTCGTCTTTCCCATGCCGCCATGGATACACCAGTAGGTTCCGTCATTTCCATAATAAGTACCCCAGTCTTTTACACAAGCTTCTGCTTTCTTCTTGGATATTCCTATCTTCACAAGATAATCCTTTACTGCCTGTGCATTTTCAAATTTACCAAGATATAACGATACATGGCTAGCTTCTTTACTCTTACCCTTATAATATATGATCATATCTCCCGGAGTAAGTGCATCATATGAAAATGGTGTTACATTCGAATTCAGTACAACCGAATCAGGTTCTAACCAATTCGTACCATCTGAAAGTGTCAGCTTAGCTGAAATCGTCGCAGTACCGCCCCATTCCGTTCCTGTATACATACGATCCAGAATAATACCACCTGTCACCTCATCTGTATATTTCACAGCCAACTTAAAAATAGGATTATCTCCGCCGGCAAGTGCATATGCCTGATCGGCAAATACATTACATGGGATATTTGTCTTACCGAGATATGTATTGATCACTCGTGCCATCCATTCATCGGTATTCCAATAGAGTGTGCCCTCAAGCCGTCTTGTATATGCTCTTCCATAACGATCAAAATCATAGATATAATTACCGATCTCCTGACTACCGGTCGTTGCGGTTCCGCTTTCACCGATCAGATAGTATACATCTTTACCATTTATCTGTACTGTTACAAGCCCGGTCACAGGTTCATTCAGATATATTCCCTGCTTATAGACAGAACAATCCTGCTCCGCATCATAATATATATACTTGGACACTTTGCCTGCAGCATCTGTATACACTGCTGACCAGTCATCTATCGTATGCCAGCCTTCCCCTGTTAACAGCCTGCCGTCCAAACCGGCATAGTAATAATCTGTTTTGTATGACACGAGCATATTCTTCATTTTCTGCCATCTGTTTGTATCTGTGTTATGACACCACATTGTTTTCTGATAAGCACCGGTCTTATATTTTTCGGTAAAATACTTGTACTGCAACACTCCATCTTCATTATAATAATGAATCTCGCCTTTCTTTGCAGGAGTCCAGATATTCTTTGCTTTCTTCCATTTGTTATTTATCAGTTGATAAAATCTGTATGTATTATCTTTGTAAACACGTTTGTAAAGAACCGTGCCTTTCTTCATATAATAAGAGGTTGTGTCATTCTTATCATACCAACAGGACGTTGTTCCAAGCTTCGACTTCTTAAAGTAATAATATACCCCATTGATCTTATGGATTCCATCTGCCGCATATGACCATTTCTTGTTCTTATAAAGCATATATCTTCCGGCTTTATCTGCCTTTGTATAATCAGCCGCATAGAAGATTCTGGTATTATGTCCACTTGCCGCAAAATAGCGATCTATCTTCTTAAACTTCACCCATGTATTTCTTACCGCTTTTCCGTCCGCTCCAAAATAATAGCCGTATTTTCCAACTTTTTTATAATAGTTGGTTCTTGCGCGTCCATCCTGAAAATAATAGTACTCTCCGGCTATTTCCTGAAAGCCCTGTTCCAGATTCCCGGCTTTATCAAATCGATACTCTACATCATTGATCGTAAGAAACTTGTTTGTAACACGCTTCTTACCACTTGCCTTGTACTGATAACAAACGAGACCGTTAAAACGATATTTCACCTGCTTCTTTGATACATAGACATATGTCTTGCCGGATTGGTACCAACCGGTCTTTGTCACCTGTTTTCCCTTCTGGAAGAAGTAATAAACACCGTCGATCTCTTTTACGCCCTTTGCCTTTGCCCCATTGATATAATAAGTATCCATGGAAAATCCGGTTGTCAGGATCGAATAATCATCTGCATAATAAAAACCATTTTCCAGATATTTATTTCCCGTCTTATTCTTCTTGATCTGAAGTACCGTCTTCGTTGTAGATGGCTTAAAGCTTGTGGACATATTGGCAAGATAAGAAGAAGTATCATAGGAACCGGTCCACTCACTGTCTCCATCTGCTACAACTGCCCATAATCTGTCACCGTAATCGATCAGCATATAACGGATCTTTGTACTCTCATCGACCGCCACGCCTTTGTAATAATCAGACTTTACAGCATAATCATACCGGAATGATCCATCCTTTGCATTTGAAAATGTATGTGTTTCCTCATCCTGCGTCAGTTTCGTTTTCTTTGGTGTTGCTGCTTCTGCGGTAAATGACACACCGGATGCCATCAATACAAATATAAGGCAACACAGCAATAGTCTCATTTGTTTTTTCATCTGTTTCATCTCCATATAATCATGTAAAATCTCCGTGTAATCTCCATCTGCCCGAAAAGCAATACGAAAATCACAAAATATAACAATGTCTTTAGCTGTGGAGATATTATTTGTTTTCTTTCTTCTCTGTCCACAGATATGGGGTTATCTGGTAGACGTAATAAGAAACTCTTGAAGTGAAAATCGACACTCAACAAATGCTTATTTTAAGCCATTCTTTGAATATTTGTCTCCACTAACACCAGTTATACCACCATTGAGTCTCCACGAAAAACAGTTATTTTAGCATTATGGATGGTATTTTTGTATTGTTTTTCGACAAGATTATCACCCGATTGAGAGATGGTGTCAAGTACATCTGCAAATTTATTCATCTCTGTCTCCATATGCTGTGGCATAACAGATGTATAGAGATCCATTGTCATTTGTAATGTAGCATGTCCCAGATATTTTTGTACTGTCTTTGGTGTAATACCAGCTTCAAAGCAACGGGTGGCAAATGTATGGCGAAAACAATGAGCAGAAAATGATTCCATTTCATCTAAATAGTCTTTTGTTAGATTGATCTCTTCAATGATTTTGTTGATTGCATCACATACAATTTGAGAATTTAAAGGTGTATTAAATCTTGTTGTGAATAACAAATCTACACAATCTTCCCTGACATTTTTTGTGATTGGCTGTTTGGATGCTACAGCTCTTTTTTGCATGAACTGCTTCTTTAAGGCTAATTCACATTGTCTATTAATTGGTATCTTTCTTGTACTTGTATTTGTCTTAGGGTCTTCAAAATGAAAATCCTTTTTGGCATCACCTTCGTATTGTTGGTATACAAGCGTTTTTCTGACATTGATGACCATATGATCCCAATCAATATCTTCCCATTTTAACGCTGCAAGTTCTCCAATTCGCATTCCTGTTGATACGGCAGTCACGAATAGATTGTCGTAGAATGTGCCTTTACAACAATCGAAGAAGGTTACTTGTTCTTCTCTGGTTAATACTCTAATATCTTTTTTTTCGTCTCTTTTTAAAGTAATTCCTTTCGCTGGATTTCTTCGCACATATTCATTGATAAGAGCTTTATTAAAAATATCAACCAGTAAGATTTTTACTTTATTACAAGTTTCAAATTTGTACCCATTCTCTTTTAACTCTTTGAGCCTCTTTTTAATTTGATATTGAGTAATATCTGTTAAATTAAACATTCCAAGATAAGGTGATATATGCTTTTTGTATACTGTGTTGTAATATTTCTTTGTATTTTCACGTATCACATCAAACTTATAAACATTCATCCATTCTTTATACCACTCATCTAGTGTGACACTTTCTCTAATGTTTATTTGTTTATCATCTTCATATAAGGCTTCATTGTATCGCTTTTTGACATCTTTTAAATCGTTGCCTGAAATCGATATTCTTTTGCCAAAACGATCAACATATCTTGCTTCATATCTACCACTCTTTTTTTGGACAATACCTTGCCCTAATTCTTTTCCTTTTAGATCTTTGCCCAATCGTAATTCCTCCTTTATATAAGGCAAAGAATCTCTGCGTGTATGTATTATACCACACAAAGATTCTTATTGTTATATCAATCTCATATAAAATGCTTACTATTTAAATATTTCTCGAATTCATTTCTTTTAATTAACTGTTTATTACCCACTTTTAATAAGAAAGGACATGCCGTTGCGGATAATAGTTTTCTAATTGTAGTTTCTCCAATATTAGAGTATATCGATGCTTCTTTAATGGTAAGATTAATCTTATCCTTAATTTCCACTGTTTGTTCTATATATGCTCACCTCTTTAATTTGTTCCAGTAGACCCAATTCCACCTCTTGATTCATCATCCAAGTGATTAACTTCTACGAATTCAATCTCAGGCTGAATCTTCTGAATCTCAAACTGACAAATTCGATCGTTTTTATGAATTATGGTATCTCTCATAGCAATAGCTGGGAATTTCCAACAATCATTCTCTCCGCTGTAACTATTATCTATTTGACCAACACTATTTGCTAGAATAATGCCAAAATTCTTATATGTACTACTTCTTGGGTACACATTTGCTTTGTAACCTTTAGGTAACTTCATGCCTACGCCAAGAGAAATTAGCCGGAATTCACCCTTTTTCATTTCTACTGTTTCGGCAGCACGAAGATCAATTAAATCCCCTTTGCTAATCTTTTCAATTTTATCTATCTCATCGTCAAAATACTTGATCTTAATTGTTTCCATATTATAAGTTCTCCTTTAAATATTTAATATATTTATCCCACTTGCCAATAGAATGTATGTATTCCTTACCACGTAATCCTTTTAATCTCATATCAGCTTTTATTTCGGATAATGGATGTTTCTTTGATACCAACGACTTAATAAAAGAATTCTGTATAACATTAATACTGAGAAGCTTGTTTGGGGGTATATTTTGGATTATTTCTTTATACTTATTCAAGGCTTCATCTGGTATTCTATATTCATCATTTCGTGGTAAATTCTTGCTTGAGAATGGTGATATATTTGCACCATTGGTTCTAGGTTTTAACAATGGAATAATCTTGTCAGAATTGACATATTTGAATTCAAATAGAATTTCTTCATCTGTTTCTTCTATATTATATATAATTGATGGATTTGTTTCTTGAATCTTTTGAATAATATTTCTGCCACGTCCGATTGATGGAATATATGCCAACAAAGTGCTATTACCTTGGTAGAATACTTTATTGCCAAACTGACAGTCGATATACAGATCTATATCTTCATATTGACCATTAATTTTGCGTGGGAAATCATTTGTATTTATATCTATTGGTGCTTTGATCCGATAAATGCCTTTAAACTTCTCTATTAGATATGACATGTTTTTCTCCCTCTTTTATACATGATGATATAAGATCATCACCTGTTTTGGCTGCACTACATAGCGATGCAACGGTTATACCGAGAATGCAACCAAGAAAAAATGTTATAATTGCTACCGCCATAAAGGTATACCTCCTTTTAATTTAATCACAATATAAAACTACTTTGTTCTGAGCAAGAGATTGTTTTGCATCAATTACCCTTTGGTTCTTTGAACCTCTCCACTTGAGCGTGAGGTCTTTTTGCTCATCTATATATTCTCCGTCAACGAGCACATCTACATTGGAAATTATCTCCCAGCGTGTAAGCCACTCATCTGCATTTGCTACAAATGGAGTATATTTATATTCATTATATTTGGAATTTAAAAGGTCAAAATTATATCCACTATACAACCAGATGGTTTTCTCAGGATATGAAATACTGATTTCTTGGACTAATTTGAGGACTTCATCAAGGTTGTTTTCATGTAGTGGATCACCACCACTGAAAGTAATGCCCGATATATAGTATTTAAACAGTTCGTTGAATATCTCTTGTTTTGCCGATTCGTCAAATGGAATGCCACTATCAGGATTCCATGTTTGAGGATTTTGACAATTATAACAATGGTGAGAACAGCCTGAGAGCCATAAAACAACTCTCAAACCGTCACCATTGTTCATATCATCATGTGTAATATTATGATAATTTATATGAACCACACTCCTTACATTGACACCCTATCTGCAATTTCTGCATTCTTAGCTTCGTTATATCTTGTCTCACCATGTACTCTTGTAAATCCCAAGTATCCGTTCATCCTGTCAATTTTAGTAATCATCTTGCTACCACACTTAGGACATATATCCATTTCTACTTGCTGATATCCGCAATCTTCACAGTAACACATAGCAAGATTTACTCCTTCATAAAAACCTTTATCCATTGCTCGAAGAATAAGTGTTTTAATCGCTTCTTTGTTATATCCTAAATTGTATCTGCAATACTGAATTTTTCCACCATTAAATAAATTCCAGAAACGTCCTTCTTTATCCTGTTTTTCAATAGGTGACATCTGTTCCGAAACATGACAATGGAACGAATTACTTACATAAGGCTTGTCTGATACATTCTCAATGATTCCATAAATCTTGCGGAACTGTTCGATCTGAAGACCACACAACGATTCGGCAGGAGTGCCGTAAATTGCATATAAAATATGGTCTTCCTCTTTAATTCGGTTTGTATAATCGTTGATATATTGCATAACTTCTAATGCAAACTGTCCATCTTCACGAATAGATTTACCATTATAAAGTCTTTGCAATTCGTTCAATGCAGTAATTCCATAACTCATTGTCATTGGTGGAAGAATTGTTTTAATCTTATCTGTTGGCTTTAAATTACCACCAAGCAAACCACCTTCACAAAAAGCAATTGGATTTACGCTTGCCCTTAATTCACCAATATAATCATATGTTCTTTTATGTAATTCACGAATTAACTCAAGATAATAATCAAGAACCTCATAGAAATCTTTGGATTCTCTACGGGCTTTTGCAAGAATCATAGGAAGATGAAGAGAAACAACGCCAAGATTAAAACGTCCTTCAAATATTGGTTTATCGTTTTCATCTACTGGATGCATACCACCTTTTTCATACCATGGTGATAAGAAAGCTCGGCAGCCCATCGGACTCACCACTTTACCATATTTCTTATACATTTCTGCAACATACCCATCTCCTGTCAATGATAACCAATCTGGATACATCGTCTTACTACTGCAATCAATTCCTGCATTAAATACATCTGCACTTGGATATTTGTCTGATCCATCTCCGTGAAGATTTTTATCATATAAAAATACAATCTTGGGGAATAATACAGGTCGTTTGAATCCTTTCTTACCTTGTCCTTCGGAATGAACTTTAAGAAGTGAAATAGCTGCCATTTTGCCGAACTTTGATGTTGCTAATCCGATTGTCATCGTGACAAAAGGATAGTCCCCTCGGCTTGACCCAACACTATTTAATTTCATTTCAATGCCTTGCCATCCTTGTTCAAAGTCACGTTGAACTTTGCCCGTGGCATATTCAGAAGCTTTTTTAGAATGTATTTCTAATACTTGTTCATATTCAATATCATCTGCAATCTTCATATATTCTTGATAATATTTTTCATATGATTTTTCTGCATATGGTTCAAGAATTTTATCTACTTCTGGAACTGTAAATCCTCCATATTGTTGTGCGGCTGTTGAAAGAATAATATCTCCCATTACATCAAAAGCAGTATCAAGATAATTTGGTTCATTATACCAAATATTACCCATTTCAAAACCGCCCTTCATAACCTCACCAACTCTAAATAAATCGCAATTAAATGTGTCAAGCCTTGCACTCCTATCATGAATATAAATATATCCATCTTTTGCGGCTTGTTTCTCATCGTGAGTTAAAAAGAATTTCTTATATAATTCTCCACTTAATTCGTTGTAAATAAGACTTCTTTTTGTTGCTACTAACGCTGAGTCTGTATTAGCGTTGCTTTTATCTCCAATATATCTGATAGACTGACTACGTTCATATACCTTGTCCATCATATGTACAAAGTCTTTTTTGTAGTTTCTATATTCTTTATACATTTTTGCAACCGTTGGAAAATCTTCTTCCAAAACAGATTCTACAATGTTATGCATATCGTAAATTTCAATATCTGTATCTTCATCGTAACTTTCATCTATTTTTGTTAATACATCGTTCAAAATCTGTGCATAATCATTGTCTGATAACTCATACATGGCACGTCTAGCAGCTTTGTTACAAGCATCAATGATCTTTTGCTCATTATAAGGCTCTATAGTACCATCCTTTTTTATTACATTGTACAAATTTTATCTCCTTCCTCGATTCCATAAGAAATCAACCTTTTCACCTACTCTTGATCAAACCACTTGCATATCACTGCTGTTTGATAAGGTAATCTGCCATAATTATCAACTATACAATTAGCAAGCGTTTCCATCCCTTGATTTCTCATCTTTAATTTCTTGTTACGCTTTTTCACCTTTTTAACGGCATCTTTTGTAGTATATATAGACATTATTCGATGATTAATTTCATGTTTATCTACCTTTAAATAAATAGACTTAAACTCTGGAAAGTACGAAACTAATGTATGTAACTTTGCCATATCTTCTACTATGACAACTTTATTTCCACCAGCATAATCAGAATATTTAGTTCCGATATAATTAATGCCATCATTTGTTTCAAAAGCTTCCCAATATAGGAACTGGTCACTATCAATCATTTCACAAAATTCTTTGTCACTAATATGATAGTTATTATCGTATCCATAATCAGGAGTTGTCGTATAATATCTAATGGTATCGTATCCCATAGTTAATAATTCATTTAACACAGTATGTCTACCACTACATTCTTGCCCTATTAATGCAATGCTCATATACATTCCTTTCTTATATAATTCTCTCTGAGCACAAATTCAGAGTCCAATAAGTTGTTGAGTCATCATAGTTGCGGTAATCTACTGCCATCTGATAATCTCTAATACTATATTCTCTGTTTCCATGTGTTGCGGTTATCATATGATCAGGTCTACTCAATAATTCATTCGCTAACTCATGGCTTGTCATATATTTCACTACTTAACTAAACCTCCTAAAAAATCATTAACATCATGCCATTTTTTACATCTTATACCTTGCCAATCTTTGTTCCATGTATATATATCTCCAAAACATATATTAATCATTGCATTTGATGCGATTAAATTATTGTAAGAATCATCAATGAAAATACCATTACTCATATCTATATGTCCTTTATTTTTATATTGTTTCAAATTAACTCCTATAAAATCACAATAAGGTAAATTCTCCTTAATCCAAATTGATTTGCCATATAGATTTGGACTATAACCAGCAGAAACAATACTTATCTTATAAGTTTCTTTCAGTTTATCTAACATCTCTTTTGCATAATCCATATATTCTATATATCGGAAAAATCTTGGTTGATTAAAATATGAATCAATATATGATGGTTTAGCACAATTACACTCTTCAAAATTCCACGTATTAATTTCCCACCAATCAATACGCTTAAATTTTTTATAATATTTAAAATCTTCATTGTACATCTTACATATGGCTTTAATCGTATTAACTATGCACCCATCAGTCATAATCGATATACAAATCACGTATTCGACTCACTAAAATCACCTCTTCTTTATATATAATGTTTTACAAAACAAAATCTTTAATATCCTGATAGAACTTATCCAATACGGATAGATCATCAGAATGAATCTTTATTTTCACTGGCTTCGAAATATCCAAGCTGAAGATACCAAGAATTGATTTTGCATCAATGACATACCTACCCTTAATAATATCTATATCTTCTTCATAACTGAGTGCAATTGCATTTAATCGCTTTGCTCCATCAATGGTATCTAATTCAATCCAATACTCTTTAAACATATTTACCTCCTTACCATAGTTTTACAACCTGTCCAATTGTATACATCTCATCAGGTGCTTTTGGCAGTTCAAACTGTTTACCGCATTTCACACACTGACACATATATTTACGTTCACTCTTTTCGCATCTGATTATTTTGTAAGATTTATGCTTACAGAAACTCTCAAACATTCTCTCTCACCACCTCTAAGCTAAATGCTGCTCATATAATATAATACTTTCGACTTTTCCAATTGCTTCTGATATATCTCCATTGTTGTCTACATGATATGAATGTTTTGGATCAATATTAAAATAAATCTTATTAAACTCTTCCTCTTCTTTTATGTAATTAGCTTGCCAATTATCTGCTGTAGACCTTTTCTTCGATCGAAGCTGTAACTGGTCAGTATCACAGTCAATCCAAATGTCAATCAACTGTAGATTTGGAATATCTCTTGTCGTGTTAATTAAGTCTGAATAACCACTTGGATTAATGATATATAAGTCAGAATCCATTAACTGTGACTCTGTTGCGAAAGAACAATAACCTGATCTTTCTGTATAAGCAACCATGTCATCCATATATTTATTTACATCATCAGCAGAAATAAATGTGTGATCACAATGTTTTCCAACTTCATTCTTACGTCTTGCTCTTGTCGTATAAGATTTCAAGACTTTTAACTTCATATCTTTTGCAACTGCACTCACAATTGTTGATTTACCAGATGCAGTTCGTCCAATAATACAAAATACTTTATGCATATGTGTATACCTCCTTACCAGTTAACCGCAATGTCAATTTGATTTGGATTGCTGTCAGCAAATCCACCAGTATCAACGACAATTGCAGTTCCTAAACTTGTTTCCACTAATGATCCTCGTGGGTGAACATCAAGATTTGCTGCACACATAATATAATTCCCAAGCATTTTACAGCCATCTTCTCTCACCCAATATTCATCAGTGTTCCCCATATTTCTCATAATAGATACACAACCTGACATATCTAAGTTATAATATGTTTCTTTATTCCCATTGTAATAATTCACACCTTTAGAAGCTGTCAGTGCACTATCTGAGTTATATGTTATTTCTATATTCTCTTTTTCAATTGTGGTTGGAATATCATTTATGATTTCTGTTTCAATTGTTTCTTCAATTTTAATTTCAGAAATGCCATAATCTTCTATTTCGATAATTCTTGGCTCATTAGATACTTCATAATCCGATACTGGATTAGAATAAATAAGAATTGGTTGAATGTCATTATTTGGATCTTCAATGATAAGATCAACTTCTTTTGACGATTTGTTATGTGTCTGGTCTACTGCTTTATTTACATGATGTAAAACAATAATATTTACAATCAATAGAATAATTGCAACCATCAACATCACGCAATATAATGTGTCTCGTTTTAATATTTCTTTTAACTTTCGTATAAAAATAAAATTCCTCCTTTACTTGCTCGATGGTTTGAAAACTGTTCTTTCCAAAATCAACGCTAACCAAATGCCTGTGGACACAGACCATCTAAATGTCCACCCAAAACATAATGTAATAAGTTTGATGATGCCACAAGTTGCAATCCAACTTATAGCATATGCAAGTATTATAATGATAATAAATCCAATGATTAGTAAGATATTACCTGACATTTTATCTTTTAATTTGCTCATGTCTCCTCCTTTCAATTAGTTGTAAGATGGTTCTGTTTTATCGGTTCTCACAATTTCGAAAATAGGGAACTGAACTGAAATTCCACCATTTTTATTCTTTGTTTCGCCTTTGAATTTAATCTGCACAATTTTTCCTATAATCTCATTAGGATTATTCCAATAATAATCTCGCTGCTTATCTGTAAATCCAGATCCTACGCCAAGATCATATCCCTTGTAATCACATTTGATTAATCCCAATGTACCTTTATATTTACCATCACCCTCAATAATTTCAGTACAACGAATATCGGAATGCTTAAATGACTTGATTTTAAGAATCCCGTTGTTGCGTTTATTCTTCCATTTAGTATCTTTATTAAGCATAAGACCTTCCCAACCGTCTTTATCTGCTTTATCAAGTAATAATGGAATAACTGATTTATCAGTTCCTTCATATATAATAGGTACAACTTCAAGATTGTCGGTATTCAGTCTCGAAATGGCTACAGTAAGAGGGTTAATTAACTGAGTTCTGCGTTGCCGATACGTCAATTGACTTTCACCATATATAAACTCTTCGACTGGGAGTATTTCATAAATTACAAATTTAATACAAGATTTATCAGAATCATCAGAATTGATAATGCCAGTTCCTAACTGGAAATTATCATTATCAGAAAGGTTATCATAATTTTTACGAATTAATTCTCCATTAAGAAAGAAATTATCTATATTAGGAAGTCTTTTAAGGTCTTTGATTATATGATCAAGTCCTGTAAATGGCTTACCTTGTCTACTTATCAATTGTCCGTGTTTCCATCCGGCATTAGATCCGTTCATTTTTTGAGACAGAGCAAACCACTCTCCCTCTTTTGGTTCATTCTTTTTTGATATAGGATAAGCTTGCTGTACGTCCCAAGATGGGATTAAGCCAGGAATAACATTATTGACGACTTTCTTATCACATCCGAGACGGAATTTCTTTGTAATTAAGTCTATGTAAAAACTACGATATTCTTTAGGTTGCTCATTGATAAAACTTTGTATCATTGAAATATCATAATCTGTTCCTGTATTATTAGTTTTCAAATATTGTATAACATCTTCAAATTCTGCCAAAATATAATTTGATGGATGAACTTTCTTAGAAATTTTCTTGGTAGACAAACCAGTTTGTATATTAGAATCACATAGAAATTTTAAACATTTCTTGAATAATTCATTATCTTTATTGTCATTGATAATCACTTTCTTCTCATTTAAACTGCTCGTAGATTGTATCTGTTTAAATAAACTAATTACTGTTTTCATCATCCACTTCCTCTCCACAATATTCTTTTAAATATGTAAGCATCTTATTTTCCTCAATGAAAAACGGATCAATTTTCTTGTCACAAGATACCCATCCAAGAAAATTCATCATAAGTTGTCCAAACCTGAAGTCTGGATAATATGTTTTCCATATTCTATTTAATTCTGATGTAAATACGTCAATTCTATCTGGATTTCTAATTCTAATCACCTTCTTTAAAATATTTCAAGAGCTTGTCCACAACCATCACAATAATGCTGTGGCATATGTCTATCTATTGGATAATTACAAATATGGCAATGTTTTATCCCATTAATTTCTTTCTTTCGCATTGGAGTATTTTTTCTTCTAAAATAACCAACTTCCATTCGTAAATTTTTATTTTCTTCTAATAATTCACCAATTTCATTTAACAATTCTTTATGTAGTGAAGTTATCTTCTTATATCGTTTCAGATCGTTCTCAGTTAACGCAATTGTATTTTCTATCATTTTTATCTCCTTTTGAAATGAACATTTATTTAGTTCTGAATCGACAAAACATAATCTCTTGTGATCTCTTTGTGAAATTCTGTAATCTGTTTCATAACCTGTTCTGCCCACTCTTTTACCTCTGGATTAGCACCGCCATCAGCGCAACGTTCTCTAAATACATGTCCCCATTCACATAGATTAATCTTAGAGATAAAATTACTTGGAATTCCTAACATATATAGACCACGTTTTACATCCTTGTTATTCTCATATTCTTTTAATATATAACCATTTGTGGATTTAACATATGTTTTTCCTTCGTATTCAATCTCATTTGGCAGTTCATATCCTAAACTCTTGCATACCTGTCCATCTGTAAGGACTTTATCTTTATAAAAATCAGACACTTCACCATCTGCGAAAGTTGCTAATCTTGTACTACTTCTAATAATTCGATTCTCAAATCTACGTGCGTGGCTATCAAGATCGTCCTGCCCAGCCCTATGCATCCCCTCTGTCATAATTTCAATATCTAAAAATCTAAGAACTGTAATATGTCTTTTACCCATACGAAGTAGCATACCAAGCCATTTATTAAACCTTTCGAGATTCTCACTATCCTGCTCTTCACGCAGTCTTCCATTGTTATCCAATACAGAATCACAAACTTCTTTGATCTCTTTGTCTAATTCAGGTGTCCAAGTTCTTTTGCTCATAAACATTGAAACGAATGCCCCATAAAATCCTGTAATACTTGTTACTGTTGCTTTCAATTTTATTCCTCCTTTTCAAATCCAATGAAAGTCCAATTTACTTGGAAATTTCATCTCGAATTTCGCCTTATTTTCAAGGCTTTTCTTACTTGAATGACCAGCAATAATCAACAAACCTGTCAAAATTCATCATTATTTGGTCATAAACATCAATTTTAATGTCATCTACTCGTCCAGTCCAAGATGATAAAATTATTTCATATTCATATTTAGACCAAAAATAATACATAAGATATTTTTTTAAACCATCTGCAAATTCATCTCTTAACAAATTTTCTTGTAATAACTTATTAACTTTTTCTGCAAAAGTACCATGATTAAATACATTCCATTTAATAATTTTTTGTGCATTAGAGTCATGATAATAAACATACCATTCTATAAGAATCACCTCCTGGCTATTTATTCTCTTTTTATTTGTGAAATAATGAGCGAATTGCTCTAAGAAATGAAATGAAAATTATGAAATCGTAGCAATGAAATAATGGATTCTTATTATCTCTCATCAACCAATTCTTCTAACACACCACCAACTTCAGCAACAATAATTCCTACTGCTAATGGAATAATTGAATCATTCACTAATGTTACAATTCCACCAATTACTCTGATTGCTGATTTTCCTAAACTAATAAATAAATGTCCTTTACTGTTCATTTCTGATCTCCTTTATAATATTCTCTACTATGTATTTACAATTTGATTCTGTAGAAGCAATCTCTTCATATTTAATGTTGTACTGATTTAACTTATCAATAATTTCTTTTCTCACTTCTTCTGCTTCGTCTTCATTCTGGAATCTTCCTTCGTTCTCATAAGAGTAATATCTTGTGAGTAGATAATTTCTATTATTGTATGAATTAAACACATTCATCACAGTTTTATTAAAGTCTTCTCCCAACACTTCATCAGTGTTATATACGGCACATAAGATTAATGGTGAATCAACAACCATAACCTGCACTTTATTCTTAACTCTGCCCATCTTGAATGATTGTTTACCAAATAAATATTCCTGGTGTTTAAATACTTCACCATTATTTTCATATACCTTATCCTTGGCAAACTCTGAAACATATTCAGCATTGATACCGTGTCTTTTTAATTGTGCTGTAATATCCATTGCACAGGTACTTTTACCTGCTGATGGTTCACCAAACAAATTTACAACAATTGTGTCCATTTTTTACCTCCAATCTTACAAAGAAACTGTCATTCTTACTGCTGTATTATTCTTTGTTCTCTATAAAACTTCATCTACAATTCCATACTTGACTGCCTTATCAGAATGAATATAAAAATCTTTCTTCTTTTCACGAATCTCATTAATATCATCTTTTGTAAGATTTGTTCTGTCGATTACATATTCTTCATTCTTTTTATTCAGCCAGTCCATTTCTTTCCTGTCTTCTACCAAATCCTGATATTTACCACTTCTCCAACAACTCATCTGATGATACATAAATGTTGAATGTTTGTAACAATATCTCTTATGACCTGCTAAGAAAATATTAAAAGCTGCACTCATTGCATATCCTGTACAATATGTATATATTGGAGTTTTGCTATTAAGAATGACATCGATTAATCCCCACATATCATAAATAGATCCACCATACGAGTTGATGTATAGTTTAATTGGTTCACGCTTATAATCTTTTTCTTTCTCATCTTTCTCATCATCTTCTCGAATCTGTTGTAAAATGCTCCATGTTAATTTACCAATAGATTCGTTGTCTACATAATCAGATAAAAACAATGTCTTTTTGTCTGTATTTGCATATGAATTATCTCTTGAACTCATAAATCCTCCTATTTTGTTATTTTTATTGTTTCAGTGTACAACATATAGTATGTTTTATGTTATATATACACTATATATTGTGTTAAAAAGAAATCCGTCTTTCCTTGGCTTTTTGAGTCTCTGAAACACCCTATTTATGGGCATTCCAGAAATTCAAATTACTCTTCTACTGTATTATTCTCTGTTTCTAACATCATCCAAGTGTTTCTGTTATTATGACTTGTCCTAATACACTGTAAAAATGCTTCTGGTTCAGCTAATAACAAACATCTCTTCTTTGCTCTAGTCAATAATGTGTAAAGCATACAGTTATCAAGAAGCTGATGATGTGTATTATCAATAATACCGATTACCGTCTTTCGACCAGCACCTTGTAATTTATGTACCGTCATAGCATAAGCAAGATCTAATGCAGCTAATTCTTTCTTCGTGTATTCAATAATTTTGTCCTTTCCAAAAATATCCGTGTAAGTGACTTCACAATACTCTTCTTTTTTCTTACCATCATATCTTTCACTGATTTTTGTCACATAACCAATCTCACCATTAAATACATTTTTGTCATAATCATTAACTGTTTGCATGACTTTTGCACCGAGTTTGAAAGTTGTATCAAAACCTTCAATACTCTCTAAAACATCACCAAGTAACTCATTTTGAATAACCTTATTAATCTCATTGGTACTATTCAAACAATCTTTTCTACGAGGTACTGCAATAACCACATTGTCAATTCCATCTGACTCAACAGATTTAATGAATGTCTTAACAGCAATATTAAATAATGACTGTCGATTTGTACGGAACATATAATACATGTCTTGTAACTCACCATGAATAATTCGTGGTTGTAACTTCTCAGATATAGGATTTATATTCTCACGAATCTTATTAGCATCAACAAGAATACCTGATTTTTCTGCCTGTCTCATAGGTTTTACTAACTTGCTCACAACTGAATCATCAAACATTTCAATCAAATCTGAGAACACATTACCAAATCCGATAGGCGGTAACTGCTTATGATCTCCTGAAATAATAATTCTTGTATTATCTCCGATTGCTTCAAGCCAATGTAAAAACAAACTGGCATTAACCATACTTCCTTCATCGAGAAATGCAACATCTGTAATTAAATGATTGTCCTTGTTATATGTAAAATCATTTAACCCCTGGCATCCAAGTGTTCGATGAATAGTCATTGCAGGAAATTCTGTTGCTTCTGTAATTCTTTGAGCTGCCATTGCCGATAATGCTGAAGCTGTCATCATATAATTATTCTCCATATAAGCCTTAACAATTGCTCGCATTATTGACGTTTTACCAGTTCCTGCTTTTCCAGTTATCAGACTAACAGTTCTATGTAAGCTTTTATTAATCGTGTCTAACTGTTCTACTACATAATCAAATCCTTGTTCTTCTTCCGCATGTTTAATTGCTTTATCAATCGCTTCATCAGAAATATTGATTGTTGTTTCAATTTGAGATTTATTCAGAATCAAATGATAAATCTGCATCTCAATGTCGTAATAATATTTCAGACCAATTCGACCATTATTAATATGAAGAAAGTCATTATTTTCTAATAGCCAATCAACCTTATTGCAACACTCGTATATATTATTACTTATGGCTGCCCTTAAAATCTTTTCAGAACACCATGTATGACCTTTACTTTCTCCTAGTTCTTTGAAATAGTATTGGATAAAAGCTACAAGTCTTTGTGTAGAATCAATCAGTTCAGGTTTTAACTTCAGTGCTAAATCATCACATTTACGAAACCCAATTCCATCAATTTTTGTCATAATGTATGGATTTTTTTCTAACTCTTGCTTTAATAAAACTGGATTTGGTTCTTCTGAAAGTAATTTTTTAATCATTGCATAAGTGACACCAATTGGTTTTAGCATTGAGATAATGTCAGAAATGAGATAGTTATTGATAATTTTTTCCTTGATTTTATTCCAAGTAATTTCTCTAACACCTTTTACAAGACTGTAATCAATAGTTTTTAATGTACCATTCGCTACATCATTAACTACATTTGGATATGCATTTATTAAATTATCAGCCATCCATTCAGGAATCATTGACTTCAAAAATAATAACTGTGTTTCTCTGCTTTGTGGAATAATGGCGTATATGGCAATCGGTGTATATTGATCGCCATATTTTTTATCCTTTTTATATTTCGCCTTAACTACATATTCTCCACCAACAACTAAATGTTGCATCTTTCCTGCTAACTTACTCATTTTTTTATCATCAGTATTATTTGCAGAATTATTATCACCAAACGGATCGAATGTTTTTGTAGGTTTTGTAAAGAATGGAATATCATCTTTTGTTGAAAATCCAAACACACCCCACGTTGAATCATCCGAATAGTATTGCTCATATGTAATTATTGCTGTGAATTTATAAATCTCATCTTCATCCAATTTAGACTGATACTCCTTTCTTTCTTACATATTCAAGCCATTTGCTATATGGCTTTAATTTTTCTATAATTACCTTTTCTTCGCTATCTTTCTTACAAAGAATTGCTACTTGCTGTCCTTTTTTTACTAAATCTTCATATTCCTTTAATTGACTATGCCATACAATTCCTTCAACAAGTCCAAAACTTGAATAGATGTTTATATATGCGAACTGCTTACCATTCTTATCTTTTTTCTTTTGAACTTTTGCTATAATTCCAACTAAAGTGCATTTCTCACCATCAGGTACATTCTCAAATGGTGTCAAGAATGTATAAGCTGCATCAAATGGATTATCATTAATAAATACCTGTAATGTTTGGAATTCCCAAAACTGTTCATCTTCAAGATATTTTTTGTTATCATCTACGTACTTTTGGAATCTTACCTTCTGATTTTCTTCAAACTGTATCTTTTTCAATCTGTTATATTCAGTAAGTAGTGCTTCCTTGTCATATACAATTCGTTTTCCAGATGAAGGAATCACGTACTTCTTTAAGTTAATGTTCCAATCTTCTTCGAGTTTCTTATAGGTAGGTAATGATTGAGCTTCTGAGAATTTTAATGGTTGATACTCTGATTTAAGATATGATATAAGTTTTTCACGCTTATTTTTACAAGGAATTGCACCAGATTTTATTAATGCAATAACAGATGCCTTACCTAAAGAAAGTCTCTGAATCAAATCATCAAATGATTTGTATATGCCATTATTCTCTCTTTCTTCAATAATTTGCTTAGAGAGTGATTCACCAATTCCACCAATAGCAGACAAGCCAAAAAGAACCTTATCTTTATCGACTGTGAAATTCATTCCAGAATGATTGATATTCGGTGGCATAATATCCACATTAAAGTACCTTGCATCAAGAATATACTTATTAATTGCACCTGCTTTATCTTTATTCTGATTGAATAATGCTTTGAAAAAGTAAGTTGGGTAATGAGCTTTAAACCAAGCTGTCTCGAAACAAAGGACTGCGTAACTAAATGAATGACTTTTATTGAAAAGGTATCCACCCTTAGAAGCTAATTCGTCTGCAATTTTATCAGCAATTTCTTTAGAATATCCGTTTGCTACAATTTCACCACGAAGAATTTCTGACTCTTTCTGTACTAATTCAACTATCTTTTTTCCGATTGCTTTACGGAATAAATCAGCACCTCCATATGTTCTTCCACCAAACTTCTTAACAATATCAAGAAGCTGTTCCTGATAGATCATACAGTAATTTGTATCTTTTAAGATTTCATCCATATCTGGATGAATTGATGGTGGTCTACTTCCACCTGTTGCCATTTCAACATATTCGTCAAGTGCTCCCATACTATCAGGTCTATATAATGCCAAAATGACAGATATAACCTCAAAGTCTAGTTGTTCAAGTTTTGGTTTTAATCGAATAAGCAAATCTTTCATTCCTGCTGATTCAACCTGGAATACACCATTAGTCTTACCACTTGCTAATAATTCATATGTAGGTCTGTCATTCTCAAATTCTGGATTATTGATATCATAATCCCAAGGATCTAAGTGTAAATCATCCTTAATTTCCTTCACAAGATTAAGTGTTGCTACTCCAAGAAGGTCAAACTTGACAATTCCAATATCTTCTACATAATGTTTATCAACTTGAATTACATGCTCACCTTTAGTTCCTATTTTCATTGGCATATAGTCATTAATTGTTGTATCAACGATTCCGACACCACCAGCATGAATAGAAACTGTTTTAACACGACCACTTAAATGCTTTGCAATATCAAACAAATCAGCATATTGTGGATTGTCTGTGAACAAATTTGGATTTGCTTTCATACAGTCATCCCATTTATCAAATGTAAATTTCTGTGAAAGTTTTTGCATCTGATTATATGGAAATCCAAGTATCTTACCAACATCAGTAATTGCAACTGTTGGAGTAATATAAGAGTAGTTAATAATCTGACATACTCTTTCTTCTCCATATTTGTCTACAAGGTAATCAATGATTGCATCTCTATTACCAACATCTGTATCAATATCAGGAAGTCCTACTCGTTCAGGATTTAAAAATCTCTCAAAAATGAGTCCATATTTAATTGGATCAATATCTGTAATATGACAACAATAGCAAACTAAAGAACCTGCTGCACTTCCTCTTCCTTTACCAACCTCAATTCCAAGTTTTTCAGCAGCTTTGATAAAATCCCATACAAACAAGAAATAACCATCGAACCCCATTGAATGAATAATGCCCATCTCATAGTTCAACCTAGTTCTTCTTACTTGCTGTTCATCTTCACTGAGATTGTCATACCCTCTATCTTTCCAACCTTGTCTAACTAAATGCCATAAGAATTCATTATTATCTCTGTACCCATCAGGTAATGGGAACGTAGGTAACTGTGGTTTCTGAAATGGCATATCTACATTTTCAATTAAATCTGCTACCTTATTAGTATTCTCCAGCCCAAGACATACGTTTTCATATCCAATCTGACTATCCATAATTTCATGGATTTCATCTTCAGATTGCATATAACAACCTTCATATACCTCACTATTTTCGATAGCATTTTTGTCGTTGTTGCTACTTTTTCTACCAATCTGAATAAGCTTGTCCTGATAATACAAATCTTCTTTTTTAGGTGCATGACTATCTGTTGTAATGATAAATGGGGTATTTGTTCTTTTTGAAAGTTCTAAGATTTTTTGGTTATATAAACACTGATCCTGATGAGAATGTGACTGCATCTCAAGAAAGAAATGAGGAAAAGCTTCTTTATACTCATTGATATATTCAATACACTTTTCGAAATCTGATTCTCTTGCTAACTTACTTGCTAAACAAGCAGAAGAAATAACAAAATTCTCAGCATAAGGCTTTATGTCTTCTACTGTGCATCGTGGTTTAAAATAAAACCCTTCAAAGTTACTTTTTGTAATAACCTTATTTAAGTCTTTTCTGCCCTGCTCATTTCTTACCAAACAAATTAAATGAAAATATTTATTGTCTTTATCCTTAATAGTAATATCTTCACATTCGTATAACTCACATCCATATATCATTTTAATATCTGGATAGTCTTTTTTAATAAGGTCAAAATAAATAGAGCTATACATATTGCCGTGTTCTGTGGCGGCAAATGCCTTTACACCTATTTCTTTTGCTCTGTCAAGCATTTCTTTTGGACTACCATATCCATCAAGTAATGAATAATATGTATGGTTATGTAATGAACTATACATAATTCACCTCCTACCAATCATCGTCTTCATCGTTACTATTTGTACTAATAACAGTTACATCTTCGATAATAATCTGTGGTGTTCTAATACCGTTATATTCGTTTATTGAAGGTTTTCCGACAATATTAAATGTAATACTATCGTTATCATCCCATGCGTTTTGAAGAAAATCATATAGCTGATTACCTTCTTTACATTTGAACTGAATGTATTTAATATCATTCACCATAAAGCTGATAGTATCTTCATTCTTGCCAAATACTTCAAAACAATCTCTTGTCAATGATATATTCTCTATTGCAAGCATAGGTTCATTAATTCCTTGACAAATAATATCTTCAAATTGTGATAACTTAATAATTAAAGGGATTGTGACATGATTAATGTCTAAGATAAAATCTACACGATATGTAGAATCATATTCAGTATTTCTAAGAATACTGTTCATCATATTAATTGCTTTTTCTTTATCATCAATTGGTAAATTTACAATACCAAAAGCATTTGCATGACCTTTACCATTAACGAACCCTGTTGAATTAACAATATCTTTAAAACTATCAATTGGACTATTATCAATATTTCTTGCACTACCGCCAAATACAGTTGTTTTTGTCTTTTTATCAAAATGTTTCTTTAGCAAAATACAAGGTTTATTATATTGTTCTGCAATTTTAATTGCTACAACACCAGTTAATCTTCTATCAAGTAGGTCAGACACATCAACTATAATGACTTTATCATCAATTGGAAGGTTATCTACGACTTCTGAAATGGCTTTTACACCTTTTTCTTTCATTTTATCTTGTCGTGATTTTGCATTTTTACAAAGTCTAGCAGCTCTATCATAAATGCTTTCCTGAATTGTTTCTGCTGGGTTATTCTTTGTGGCTCTTTTTTTATATTCAAAGAATTCATCTTTTTCAATAAAAGCTCTAAATAACAATTCCTTTTCATCACTTGAACCGATACGAATCATTCCGTTCAAAATAGGTGTTATATACCATTGAATATTGTGGATATTAACCTTACCATTTATACTGTAATCTTGTGCTTTAATAAGTGCCTGAAAACATTTATTTGTAATATTGAGTAATCCAAGATTTGTAATATATCTTGTCTCAAATGAACGCATATCCATAACATCGCTAATATTTGCTAATGCACACAAATCTAAATAGTCATCTGCAAACTCATTCCAGGTCTCAGTATCTAATGCTTGTAAAAACTTATATACAACACCTGCTCCACAAAAATCCTTATTAGAATAATTGTCACTCATTTGATTATTTACAATCAATGCATATGGATTTTTTTCTTCTGACTCATGGTGATCAAGAATAAGTATATCAATACCCTTTTCTGAAAGCTCTCTGCACTGTTCTGTATCATTTGTACCAGCATCAGGGATAATCAATAATTTTGTATCATCACATATCACAATGTCATCATCTAGTCCATGTGCCTTTGCTCTTGCGTGTAATATGTAATTAACTGGATAATCAGCATTCATTTTCTTAATATAAGAATACATCATAGCTGCTGAACAAAAACCGTCTGGATCTTCATCAATAAGTATTTCAATTTTATCCTTGTTATTAAAGTGTTTCATAAATAACTCTACTGCTTTATTCATATTATCCAAATTTTCGTATGGAATTAAAACATCTTCATCTAAGTTGAGATATTTTTCATAATCATCAACTCCTCTATCTCTTAAAACTTCCTCTAATACATTGGAAGTATTATTGTCGCTATTTTCATATAATTTATACTTCAAATACACACCTTCCTATCTTAATCTGTATATATTATTCTCTACCAAGTGCTTCCATTTAATAGGATCATCTGTTGGTGATTCTTTTTCACCAAGAATATTATTTTCATCAAACATATAATAAAGCGGAACACCATCAGGAAATCTTTCTGCTAATTCCTCTAATTCTTCTTTTTTTACATCTTTGTCCAAACATAAAACTATATCAACACCAAGTCTAACTAGCATATCAATTTGATATTGTGAAAGTTCCTTCCCACCTGTACCACCAGTGTTTTGATAACCATAGCTCCATGCTTGTTCAACAAATTTTTCAGATTCCCCAACATAAATCCTTCCTGTTCTTTTTATATAAGGAAGAGTTTTATACAATCCGTATATAATTTTTGATTTTGCACATGACTCTAAATAAATATATTTATTCATTCCATCAGGTACTTTTCTATCAAAATATCTTGCTTTTACACCGACTAAATCTCCTAATTCAGAACGAATAGGAATTGTGTATCGGTTTGTTTCTTCATCAAAACCTATCTCAAACTCTCTTTGTGTTTCATAATCTATATGGTCTTCGTAGAATAAATCATTTACATAAGGTTTATAATACGAAAGTATTTTTTCGGAAATAGGTTGTAATGGTTTTTCTTTCTCTTCTGATATATTAGAATCCATATCTTCTAACATTTTCAGTATTTTAAAACTATCTGGAATATCCTCTTCAAAATCGTGATAATAAGACATTCCTATTTCTGAGCATATTTCCTTTAATCCTTCTGGAAATGTAAGGTCTTTGACATAACACACAAGATCAATAATATCTGTTTGTCTGTTACCCTTTATCATTTGTCGAGTTTTATTCAAACAGATAAGGGACTCATTATTATATAAAATAATTGCTCCTTTATTATCTCCATCAGGATTACCAGCAGTCCAATATGCTCCAACTGAATGATATTTGATATGGTGGCAACCAACGGATTCTAATATCTGTTCACAATAATTATTTTCATATATATAATTCTTCAACTCTTTTACATCCAAGCTGCCACCCTCCAATTAGTCACTATTTTTTGGTTTTTTAATGATATAACCTATATTTCTCCAAATATTTAAGTTCAAATCAATCTCAAATAACATAATCTTGTCCTTACTACCTGCTCTGTTTTTATCTGGTTTGATACAAAAATATTGTTTACTTAAATCCAAATCTTCCGTCACTGGCTCACCCCAAGAATCACATTCTAAAACCACTTGATATTTGTGGTATTCTTCCTTATTTAACTTTTTACCAATATTCAGAATATCAGCTACATGTTTTATCTGCTTTGCATTGGCAATGTTATTACTACTCAAACTAAAAATATCAGTAAACACCGTATCATCACTTAACTGGAATACTGCATATCCACTCATACGAAGTTCTTTTGTTAATTCTTTCAATTTAGTTGCAAACTGTTTAATCTGTGACCAATCATCAGTGTTATAACCTTTTAACGTGTCATAACCATAATATTTAATATTCTGAACCATCTTTGCTTTACGCAATTCAAATTCAATTCTCTCAGGGCTATAATCATCTCCAACATCTTTAAACATAACTTTGCCCTTATGATCACTACTATCAATCCAATCTGTAACTTTTTTTACATTCCAATATTCCTCTGACGTATCTTTTATTCTCTTTATATAATCCTCATTGCTTTCAAGATAAACACCATTATCGTCAATTTGTCTTCTGATAATGTCACCATTTTTATCATGATAAACACCTAATACAATCTCTTTCTCAGGCTTTGTAATATGTACGCCATGCAGTTCTTGAAACTCTTTATTATTAATAACAGTCGTAATAAGACAACTACGAAGGTCTTCTTCATCCATCTCGTTGCTCATAAGAAAAAAGTTCTCATTTTGTACAAGTGCCACATAAGCTGCTAAAAGTACAAGTTTTCTTGTTTTACCCTCGTTAGAAAGGAAGCCTTCAAAGAGAACCTTTGTCTCTCTAAGACCAAGAAAAAATTCGTTATACATATACCAAGGGAAAGGTAAGCCGAAATTTGGCTTTTCAAGATATTTGTCGATTTGAGATGAGTTTTTATCAGTAAGCTCAACAGCTTCTTCGCCAGCATTAATTACTGTATTTATCTTATCTGCTTTTGTACGGATAATTCTGTAAATGTCATTTGGTGACATTTTATCAAAGTTCCTATGAGATAATATCTTCTCAACTGGAAACCCATTTCTTCCATACTCTCTTACTAATGAATATTTCTTAACAGTATCAAAATAATTTTTCACATCATTTTCATCTGCCAATGTCATAAACCTTTGAAGCGTTTTCCAACCTTTATACTGCTTATATAATTTAAGTCGTTCTTCATTCTGACTCATAAACACATTCATTTTTGTTTCATCTAATGTTTGTGAAAATGTAAGAAAATAAGTTTCAAGATTATCATAAAAGAACTTTGTCGCAGGATCAGAGAAATCATACTTGCTTCTCATAAATGTGCTGTAATTTACAATTAAGTCCAAATCCTTTGCTATAGAACCAACAAACAAGATTTCTGCTTGCACATTACAGTCTTTTAATTCATGTTCATTATCCAATATTATCTCCTATCCAAAAATATCATCCACCAAGTCTGAAATATCATCTGTATCAGCTTTACTATCTTTGGACACATTAGTATAACCAATTGATTGACTGACAATATTCTGTGATTTTTCTGTTTCTTTCTCAGCTTCAAGTATTTTTTGTTTTTCTTTCCACCTTAAATAACTTTCATATTTATTAACCAAAATGGATAAATCATACGAAAGTCGTTGTTCTGGCTGCATATGAATACCTTTTACTTCATTTTTTTTCGCAATACCATTAAGCATATCTATTTTTCTTTGCCACATATCAAGTAAGTCTGAAGGTGGAATACCTACCGACATCCCTTTAAAAGTTCCATTATAAATGTTACTTAACTTCTGCCATACGGTAGTAGGGATAATTGTCAAATCATATGCTTCTTTAATAAATTCAAATATCTCATCTTGCTCTATTGCTACTGCGAGATGTGAATATGTATCTTTTTTTATAGAATCAATGTGGTCATATATCCAAGTCCATTTCGCTGATACATCTGCCCTTTTATTAGCAATACGCTTCTGACATATATTGATAAAGCAACTACTATGATATGTTTTTTTATCATAGTAGATTGCATCGTCAATATTATTCTTGTTTATATAAAGGTTTTTTCCGCAACAACCACATTTTCTTTTAACACCATTTTTGTTATTACCTGCGTATCTTGCCATAATCCTACCTTTACATAATCCAAATTTAATCAAACATTGCTAATACTTTATTAAGAATCTCAACATCAGTTACATTCTTGTATGCTGTAGGAAGTCCTGCTGCTTCAAGTTTTTCCTTCATGGCTTTCTTCTCAATCGGTGGAAGTGCATTTCTTTTAGCAATGATTTCTTTCTTAATTGCTTCAATATCTGCATGTCCATCATTAGATGTAGTATCCTCTTCAGTTGGTTCGCCAACCTGACCAAGAATTTCCTTTCTATAAATATCCTGTTCAATATCAACTGCTTTTGTTAAATCATTCTTGAGAACGAATTTTGATTTTCCTGCTGTTTTATCAATAACTGCCTGCCAGTCAACCAATGTTGGATCTTCAATAGTTACATAATCATCATGTACATGGGTTCTATCCTTTTCAATCCATGCACAAACTGTTCCGTCTTCATTTCTAAACATACGAATCTCAGTCTTAACATTGTGATCCATTCCTTTAAATCCATCTGGAATCTTTCTTCCAGTAACCACACTCTGAGTTGTTCCATCAGGTAACTTAATTGTTTCCTTCTCATCTGTTTCTCTTGCAGTTACAATATAATGAACACCAGATGACATTAAATCAAGAATTAAATCCTGCCCTTTGAAATTGACAGTCTGATAATCCTTTAACTCCATTCCAGCCCCTTCAATTTTTACAAGTCTGGCATCTCCTACAAGTCCATCCTTATCAGCCTTAACTTTATTTCTCTTTTTTGAGAACTCAACTAAACCCTGTTTTGTAGTTAAGTTAAGAATTGTAGTACCATCAACAGCAATTGCATCTGCTCTAAATGGTTCACCATCTGCATCTACAACAACATCATCTGTCTCATTACCCTCATCATCTAACTCATAAAAATCTTCATTATTCTTTACTTTTGCAATATACTGTCTAACTTCTCCAAGTGACTGAGTATAAACAATATAAATATTTTCAAGATTTACACCATTTGTTTCTAAGTCGCCAAGGTAATCATCAATTGAACCAGACTCAGGATCAAGATATAAAACTCTGAAAGGTTTTCCATCTGGACGTTTAAAATATGCAAGCTGCATTGCCATAGTTGACTTGCCTGTAAATGGTTTTCCATATAAAATCATTCCTAATTTACTTTCTGTTACTGATGCTTTTCTTGCTTTTGCCATTAAATATTTCCTCCGTAATTCTATAATATTGATTTGTTGGAACGCCATTTCTGACGTTCCATTTAGTTATTCTCTGTTGTGAGAATTAATCCCACGCTTCATCGTCTCCATCATCGAGATCTGTTCCATCTCCCCAATCATCATTAGAGTCAGAACCGAAACTCTCCTCTGCCCTATTTGCATTCTTAATCTTTGCAATAGCTTCTGTTACATTCTCCTCTGTGTAAAGCTCCTTATCAATTGAAGAACCCTTTGCTCCTGTGATAATAAACTCTCTCTTTGTAGGTGCAGATACTTTCTCCATACTGTCCTCTTCACCCCAGTTGTCATCATCATCTGTTGCAACTGTCTCTGTCTGAGTAGAAGAAACCATATGTCCACTTACCTTAATTGCGTTGTAAGGATTAAGTGACTTCTTAAACTTATTAGCGAGAGCCTTATCCTCAATGATAAACTGAACATCCTCAATATTGCTGTATGTAACAATCTTTGCAAGGACAATAAATCTACCTGTTGGCTTATCGTTATCATCCTTTTCCTGCTCGATGCCCATGAAGATAATTACCTGGTTAAAATCGTTCTGCTTCTCAAACTTCTCATCATCAAAGTTGACCTCTGAACAAAGTGAAATCTGATTTGGAACAAGCTTTGTAGATGTTCTCTTATTACCCTTGTCATCTGTAAAGCTGCTATAATCAAGATTTCCACGAATAAATACACTTGCACCGTCCTTCAGATTCTCCTTAACTTCCTTGCAAGCATCAAAATCTGTAAGAACCTTCTTGTCATTAACTGTCTTGCCCTCAGAATCAACCTTCTTCTTTACACCAATATTCTTACCAATCATACGGTAGCCTTCACGGTTATAAGAAAATCTATCAGCCCAAGGTACTTTTACAGTATCAGCCTTTTCGCCCTTCTTCTCAGCTCTCTTAGAGAAATAAACATTCTCCTGCTCCATTCCCTGAAGATTAACATATAATGTCTCTCCATCAAGGTAGCTTGTACCAAAGTTAAGCATTCTCATAGGCTTGCCACTCTTGGTTTTAATCTCCTTAAATGCTGTATCCTTCTCCATACCAGATACAACTCCCTTTAACTGGAATGCACCCTTTGTCTCAGGTAAATCAAATAATCTTCCTTTTTTCTTTGTCTCTGCCATTTAAAAAATGTCCTCCTTATAATATGTAATAAAATTTTTTAATAACTATATTTGAACAGTCTTGCGACTGGAACACAGAAAATAAATTTATGTAAAATCTATCTTCAACAGTGATTTTTGAGCGCACAAACCCAAGGGTATGCTGTTCTTCCACCCATACAAATGCTTTTCGCATTTATTTATTCTCTTGTTTTGTCTCGATTTTTATATAATTTTTGAGACATCTTGTTTTGGAATTTTTGAACTGAATCGTTCAAGACTGATTAGATATTCTCTAAGAACAGGATAATTTAGCAAAAATCACTTTCATCCATACCATAATACTCTTGCATATCAATATAATATTGGTCATCATGTAATGGAGTTCTTTTAGCTCTTTCAAAATACTTGCCAATATCTAACCAACATTGATGTTTCGTAAGAGGTTGAATATCCATATCTAAGTGATTGTTGATGAATAATATTGTCTTTTCCTGTTTTTCTGTTGGATTATATTTCTCAGGAATCTTCCATTCACCATCCAAATATGTAATTTTACATGACTTACAAACAAATTTTTCATGTTCAACTTTCTGATAATAAATCTCTTCATCTTCCCAATGATAAAACCCTTCCATTTTACAATAGGTTTTATTGTCCATTTCTTGATCACAATTAGGACACTTCATATTCTCACCTCCTCGAAATCCACAGGAAACAGTGATTTATTTATTTACTGTACAACCCAATCTGTTTCATCTTTTTAAGAAATAACTTCATCTCATATCCCGTAAGACCAACACATGTATTTCCAACTTTCTTTTCATCCATCAAATCTGGATCATAAGACTGTAAAATGTGTTTACCAGAACTTTTATGTAGAATACAAACTTTATGAATATACTCGTATGTATCAGTTGCATTTGTTTTTTCATACTCTACACCATATTCATTCTCTTTTGTTTTTACAAACCCAATCTCTTTTAATTTGTCATCTACTGTTTTAAATAATTTCATATAATTTTTTCCTTTCACTGACTTATTCTCTATTCGATTTTAATTTTTACTAAACATTATTAGAGACTTAGTATTCTTTGATATATAATCTAGGACATAAATCCCAAAAATGTATCTTATGTGGCATATAATTATTATATGGAATCGTCATACTGCCATCTGTGTTTGTATATAAAGGTATTTCATCCTGTGATAATTCAATTGATGATGTTTCAATCAAATAAAAATATTTAACTAAATATTTCAAATTCTTTTTTTGACCTTTAAATGAAATTTGATAACCTTCATTATTTTTTGTTAGTATTGGATTTTCAGTAATACTATGCTCTCTGCCGCAGCAATCCAAATAGCACAATTCAACCGTATCAAAAATAACATATTTATCTCTTAGAAATAAATCTTCATTTGCATCAAATACTTGTTGCTTATACATTGGTAATATTTGTTCTTTGATCTTCATTTTAATCCTCCAAAATTTTATTTTAGACAACAATTTTATATCTTTATATTCTTTCATAATCTGTTGAACACATACCAATAACGCCCATTGGTTTATCTTCCAAGAAATAAATATCTCTATCGTCATCTGGAAGATTAGGATCGCCTTCTGAAATACCCATATATCTGCAAAATCCTTTTACATCACTAATTTTGCTTGCTCTTTCATATAAAAGATAGAATAAATTATGCCATTTAACTCTTTCATCTGAACTTTCCGTATCCTGAATATAAATATCAGTTGGTTTAATTTGAAACCAAGGAATTGATCTATTGTGTTTATCACAAATATATCGTTTCATTTCATCTATAGAATTAAATTCTTTCGCTTCTGCCATAGCTTCTTTTAATCCACCTCTATGTGGTCTATAAATAACCATTGTGTTACCTCACTTACTTATTCTCTTATTCAGTTTTTAATTTTATTGGAAATTGTTTGGTTGATTAACCAATAAGATAAAGCATTCCGATTATATAATGTAATGTCTGGTCTGTAGTGTATGTAATCTTATTCCATCTTGCTTTCAACGGATCAATAATCAGATGCGAAATAAAAATTACTGCCAACTGCCATGTCCAACCGAATACTATTAAAAATGGAACACAATACAATGCACAATGTACAAATAAATGATACCAATTCTTTCCTTTTGTCTGTGCAATAAAATCACATTGCAACACATAATCACCAATTAAATGACATAACACAATTAATACAATTATGTGTAAATTTAAATTCACCATACTCACATTTTTCACCTCTAACTTTTATTCTTTTATTTTGGGAAATTGTTAGCTGAATCGCTAAGACTAATTATTCAAGAAATTTCTAATGTCATTCATCATCTGTTCTGACTCATTAAGATAATATCTGTGAGCATCTACGCAATCATAATATTCAAAATACGGAATTGGCTGCTCATCATTATCATACATCCATCCAAGTTCTGAATACGCATCAAAATATACTGATACATGTTGTCCGTTATAATCAATTACAAATCTGATAATCGCACCTGCAAATGGTGGAATAATCGTCACATCCCATTCTTTATCAAAGTGAAAAGCAGGAAGTTTATGACTCCAACCTCTAAAATCATGCATCTGTTCCACCTTTGATAACATTAGTGAATTATTTACATTTTCCTGTAAGTTCATTTATTTCTCACCTCCAACTATATATTCTCTGTTTCAGGTTCTTCCAAAACTGCAATACTTAAAGTTCCTGTATCGCAATTTCTACCCATTCTTGTCTTAAATCCAAGTTCATTCAATTCTTTGTCTAATTCATATAAGTCATTTTCATCCGTACTGTAAATCTTACTACCATTACAAATTTCAACTGCTCTTACATATCTTTTATCTTGTTGAGTTGAACTAACATATAACCATTGGTCTGTATCTACTTTAGATATTTTATTTCGTGGAATTACTGTGAATGGTTTAAGAATTTCTTCGATTTCATCTTTATGTTCTATGTAATTATCTACTGGATCTCGTATCAAATTAAGACATGCTCTACGACCTCTTTTATATTCCATAATAATATTCTCCAATCTGCACCAAGAATTGTCAGATTCCTTCGACTCTATTTCTTACCAATTACACCTAATATCAATACCATTTGGAAATATTGTTGTGGTTGTAGATGAGCGGTTTCCTGATATATCATTGCAGATTTTATGATATAATTTTAAAAAGTCGTCTACTGGCATTTTCTTAATTTCATCATATAATTTGTCAATATCTTTCCAAATTTCATCATGTTTCTGTGCTTTATCTTTCATATCTGAAATCTGTTCCATGAGTTTCTGTCTTTCTTCCTTACGGTTCTCAATCTCTTTGTCCTTCTGAGCACAAAACTCTGCAAGTTTCTGTTCCTTATAATTTTTTAAATATTCATCTACTGGATTAACTTCTTTCAACGCTTCTTCATTTTTAATTGTTTCATTCATGTGTATATTCTCCTTTATTTTTAATCTTCACCAACAAATACCAATCTATCAATATATTCTCTGCCTTCACCCTTGAAAATAGGAATATCTGTATCAATAATCCACTCATTTTCAGACTTAGAAGTGTCTCTTAATTGTGCAGTTGCCATGACACCATCGGATTGAATAACAATCTTATTTCTTACACAACAGCTTCCTCTCTTCTGATAAGTCGGTAAATCGTTCCAGTTAATACCTTTCTGAGTCATAAGCATGTCCTGAATATCATTACATGACTTATTTTGTAATTCTTTGTGTGAGAAATTGGCTTGACCAACCATCTGAATTGAATTGCGGGTAGCATCAAGTTGCCGCCAGTACACTAAGTTTGTTACTTCTTCTTTTGGTATATTAAAACAACGAGCATCAAACATTGCACCTTTATCAACAGCCTTTTTATGCACTAACCACAAACTTCTCAATTCTTTATTTTTATAATTGGGATTGAAATTTTCGTCATCTAACCATTCATTAGTAAAAACATGACTTTCAGCTTCTACATTATTAGCAAAAGCCCTATTAAATGCTATCGTAGCCATACTTGCAGCGATACTACATAATTTATCAACTCTGTAATCAAAGAAACAATCTGTATTTAACTTATCATAATCAACAAGAAGTAATGTAATTTCATCGCTCTGTTGATAAGATAATTTGCAATTCTGAATATTTTCGCATAAATATTTGGCTGTCTCTTGCATTGATTTTATAAATATTTCATCAAACGGTCTTTCAAATCCTTTTGTGAAGCTATGTCCAGCCCTCATATCTAATCTTAAAATTACTGGCATTCTACGCTGAAGATAATATCTATTTCTTGTTTCATAACCTTTCATTCTCTCTGCGAGATCGCTTCTATCCATATTATTCTCCTTTATAAATATTATTTTTTATTAAATAATTTTTAACTGTATTAAAATCAACATCAAAAACCTCTGAAATTTGTTTGCATTTAAGTCCAAGCAAATACAATCTTATGAAATATTTTTCATTTTCAGTTTGTGGAACAGAAAATTTATTATTATATTCTGTAAACTTCCATTTATATAAGTAATCAGAAAATGGACATTCACCAATATAATCTAAAAATTCTATCATTTTTCTTTTGGGAATATAAATGCAATACTGTTGAATATGATCTTGCGATATATCAGCTTTGACTAAACTTGCTTCAAAATCTGATAATTGAGAAATTAAAATATTTTCTTGTTCTTCTTTGTCAAAACATTGTGTAGACAATTTTATATATTGAGAATGATTTGAATTACATATTCCACCATCTCCTATATACCAAATCAAACAAATCATAGGATTTAATTTTAAACTTTTAGGTATATGTTTGATTCCATCTGGATACCACAGTTCTCTTTCTTTTTTAAAACACTTATCAGTTATAGTTCTGAATGTGTATCTATTATATGTTTTCCCTGTTCTTTTATCAAAATATGAGCAATATTTTATACCTTCTTTATACAAAATGTTTTTAAAAGGTTTTGAGACAAATTCTACATGTTGATATGATTTAGAAGTGTACATAAATTGACTATTTATTCCATTTTTAGCTTTATATAAACATCCGTCTCCTAACATAGCACCATATAAATAATCCAACTGTAAATCATTTAAAAACACCTTTTGTTCATGAGCATGATAATTTGGAATATGTATTGGAATATTATAATCCTTTAAATTTTGTCTAACTGTATCAATACTACAACCTATGATATCCGCTACTTTCTTTTGACTTAACATTTGTTCACAATATAATTTACACAATTCATCTTTATCTAAAATAATTTTCTTTTGTGAGATAATTTGCACCTCCTAAATCATCATGTACTGGCATATATGTACCTCTCTTTCAATATGTTATTCTCTCTTAACCATTTTTGAAACATCCTCTAAAACAGGCTTCTTATTGATAATCTCATGTAAAAAAACAAAAACAAGACCATCATGGAAATCAACTTCATACTTATCATATACATTAGTATCAATAAGTAAATGAACATCAATTTCATTCTCAAATCCAATACCTTCAACTTTATGTTCGCCTTTGATATTTAAATAAGTTTCCTTAGTTCTATTAACAAACTCTGTCTCATATTTAATATTCTCCTTTGGAATACCAATCGCATTGTAAATATAAATCTTATCTGTTCCTACCTGTGCAACTCTAAAAGCTGCTGTGTGATTATTAAACATACATGTATACTCCTTCTTAAAACTTTCTTCGCATAAATCATCAATAAATATATTTGAATTTCTTAATCCTCTACGCCAACCAGTCGAAATATAAATTGAACGATTTTTACTTTCAATGACATCATTCTTGCTAATATCTACTGTAAATATTCTCTCTTTAACATTATTAAATTCTTCAATTTTATGTCCACTAGAATCAATCCTTACCATTAAATATGGCATAATCAAAGAATTAACAATATCTCTTTCGATTTCGTTTTCAATTATTACACCATTAAATCTGTGTCCTCTAACGGAATCGTTTACAGGTAATACTTCAATACAGTTACCATTATTCCAATAACAACCCAATTTCCATTCATAATTTCTTAATTGGATATTACTTAGATCTAATAATAAGTTTGAAATGCATTTCATTACAATTTCACGTTGTGCTTTTGTTCTTACAAATACTCCACATTTATATCTTGTATATTGATTACAGAATTCAATCTGCTTTTCTAATGCTTGTACTAAATTCGTATGTATCAACCCTCCTTATTTATATTCTCCAAAAGAAATCGAAATTTACTTTGTTTTCCTCCAACTAATACTGTAATATGGCTCATTGTACTGAGTGCCAGTCTCGACTTTATAACCAAGTCCCTCTAATTTTGTTCGTGTTTCAGGTTTTAAACAGCCATCTTCACTGATTGAAAATTTGCCATCTGCAATTGCATCTCTAATTAATTTTGATAACTCTGCTAATTGTTGTATAGTGCGGTTATCAATTGCGTTATTTGTCATCTTATTTGCTTCTGATGCAGACGGAATAACATTCTTTGGTGACTGAACTTCTGGCATAGGAATGTCAGGAGTAACAGCATCTTCACAACAATCTATATAGCTACATCCTATACAAAATTTATAACTTCTGCTAGTTATTGGATATTTACAAGTCATTTATTTATTCTCCTTCTAAACCTGCCTATATAACGGATTTTGGAACTTTCCCAATGCTTTATTAACAGCAGCTTTGCCCATTTCTTTATTCCATATTTCACCTTGTCTAACCTTTGCAAAAAACAAAGCATAGTCTGAAATATTATCTTCTACATCTTTATAAAACTCTTCATTTTCTTCGCCATCGGCAAGTTCAGCTTTACATGTATCAAGAATTATTTCCGTTAAAATAGTTTTTGCAACTTGAATTAAATCATCTGCTGTCTCAGCTTGCTCTTTTGCTGATTCTACTTTTAGTGTTGATCTTTCTGGCACTGAAAAGTAATATAACTGTTTAAACCCTTGTTCTTTTGTGTCTTCGATATGAATTCCAATATATTCTAATGTGAGTACAGTTTTAAGATTTTCTTCAATCTGTTTTGAATTATTTAACTTCATTATTTCACCTCCCAGGGAAACCGATATTTCTTGTCCATTTTGTTACTATATATAGTAGTTTAAATTTATACAACTACTATATATAGTATGTATTTTTATAAAATATACTACCTATTGTATTATTCTCTCTTTTACTTCAATAAAGCAGCAATCTCATCAATTTCCAGCTCTGTTTTCTTATCATCAGAAAGTAACTTGTCCAACTTGCTCTCCATTTTCTTCAAATCAGACTCTTCTCTCTTCAGACCAGATACATCTAATTTACTCTTAATATCTTTAATCCATGCTGTCACACTGTATCCTGAAATTTCAAAATCAGCCATATTAAGATCCTTTGCAGACATTAAATATGAATTCAATCTAATCAAAAGTAATAATAATGCATCGTCGGAACATACATTAAGATTAATTGTCATACCATCCATATTAAGAACACAATTTGTTTCAGGAATAAACCTAACCTTCTTCTCAGAAATTGATTTCTTCTTAGTTTCAATCTGTTTCTTTAATTCTAAAATTCTGTCATCATTTTTACTCATTAAACTCGTACTCCTTTTCATATTCTCTACCATTTGCTAAATATTTCTGTTTATATACTGGTTTTAACTTTTCAAAAACTGTTTCAATAGAAACTGGGATCATATGCGTCTGAATTTCTTTTTGACCATAACGTACTTCCACTTCTCTTTCTTCTGTCGGGAAAATATCAATTGCTTCTTTATCTCCATGATAGATATTCTTGGCACTATATTTATAAACAGTATATTTGCCGTTATCTTCTGACCTATATGGCGTTGTCATTTCATATTTAATATATTCTCCATCGTTGTTTACCATAAAGCGAACATTGATATATTTTCTTGTTATATCATCATCAACATATGTATTAATCGCTTTTTCATAAAAATCTTCAAATGAGATATTTACAATTTTATCCTTGCTATCGTCCATAGGGGAGAATTGATAAGATGATTCCATTGAATCATAAATTTCAGAATATTTAGATATGCATTTGTCATCGAGACAACTAATAAGTTTGTTTTTAGGAACACTTTTGAATTGCTCAAATTCATATTTTCCATCGCTTAATCTTGCGAACCAATGCATTTTACCATATGGAAGGTTTTTAATTCCTTTATAAGAAATTTTTGTATATACAAAACGAGTTGGTTCATCTGGAATATCTTTGTAGGATTTAGTTTTTACAGTTTTACCATCATGTATAAATTCATAACCATAACCGTATGTTTCAAAACGTCCCATATAAATCCATTCGATATTTTCTTTTGTAAGATATGTTGCACCAAGAATCAAGTCTCTTGTCTTAATAGATTCATTATTATGTACAATCTTATTATAAGCCGCAATTTGCTTATAGTCAGGTGACTCAACAGGCATAAGAACTAAATCCTTACCATCCCATCCATATATAAATTCTCCTTCAAGTCCCTTACCTTTGATACAATTCGCATTTTCGAGAATGTATAATAAATTTTCAATGGTAATTTCAAACTCAAATCCTCTTGGATCATATACTCTACAATAAGCATGTCTGTGATCCCATCCTGTAGAGTAATCGCCAGCTTTCTTATTTAGTACAAATCCTTCTGTTGGGACATTATCAAATTCATCATTCGGAATTTTATCGTCACGCCAACTGTTCCATGATGCTTCTTTTCGCAACTTACCTTTTTCATCATAGTAAATGACATAGGCAAGTTTTCCTGTATAAGTTCCTGAACGATTTTGATATCCAACATTTATCGTTTTAGGAACAAAAATACTGCTGTTCAATCTATTATCTTCTCCTTTCTTTGCGTAAACCCTATATATACAACTTATTAACATATAGTAACTATCTGATTGATTGCTCTTTCAGAATACTTCCTATATATTGTTATTCTCTTTCGTGAATAAGATTAAATTGAATTATATATTTATCATCTTCCGTACTTAAAGCTGCTAAATAACCATCTACAAATACATTTAATAAACGAGAGCATCTTGGACATAACTCCTTTTTTACTGGTTCAACAGTTTCTCCAAATGGCATTATTTTATTACCAGCTTTGTCTGTCACATATCTTGGAACACGCTTTGGTAGCATATATTCTGCCACAGAATTTGTTTCTCTGTTGCATATATCACAATACGTTCTTGTCATAAGAATTCCTCCGCCTTATCCTTACATTGCCTTTGCAATCGACTTAACCTGATTATCAAGGTATTTTACAACCAGACGTTTCTTAGCAAGATTCAAACCTTTTTCAATTTCAAATTCATCATCTTTACAACATGTAGCTTCTGCTTTAAATGCTCCACATCTAATCTGAACTTTCTTTCCGTTAGTTCGATAAAGATAATTACATCTTACATCTTTGCCGTTAATATCTGTAAACCTAATTTCATTTAAGTACCACTCACTCCAAGTTCTCTTTACAGGTGTCTCAACCTTTTCAAAATACTTCTCGTACTCGTCATATGACATACAGCCAAGATGACAGCCACCAAACTTAAAGCAGATTACTCCACCTTCCTGAATATCAGTTACTTCACAAATCTCACCAATGTTGTCAAAAACACCCATTTTATGAATGAGTTTAATTTTATCGCCTTTAATCATGCTGCTTTATCCTCCTTATTCGCAAATTTTTTGTTAAATGCATCAATAGCTTTCTGATCCTCTGCTGTTACATCATCATTAAATCTTCGTCTAGCTTGTACAATATGATTATTTCTTACTTCAATTGTTACCAAACTCTCATCTGGTTTACTCTTTTTTCTCAAGAAAAGAATGTGGCACTCACCGTCAATAACCTTATCTATGTATGAAGCAACGCAATTTGACATCTGAGCAGCCTCATCTTTTATATCCTGTGTAGAATCTGGATAAATGAATATGTAATCACCAAAAGAGCATTCATACTGTTTATTTATTCTCTTTTTAAATAATTCTTCTGAGAACTCTTTCTTCATTCGATTGTAATTTCTACAAGCAATCTTATGTGTAGTAAGGAAATGCCGTGGATATTTATCAAATTTAGGACTAATAGTTTTCATCATATTTGCATAGTCATATAATTCTTTAACCACAAATCTAACATCTTCTAACGCTTCAAATGTTTTTAACTGGTCAATATATAATAAAAGTGGTTTTGCAGTATATCCATACTCTTCAATCAATTTATTAAAATAAGACCAATAATGTCGTTCATATGTATCATTATCGAAGTCATAATTATCTGTTGACCAAATTTTGTAAATATCATCATCCGTCAAACTCATATATTCCAACTTATATGCGATTAAATGAGCATCAGGATTCTTCTTATAATATTCAAGAATGCTATTCGATAATTTTATCTCTCTGTTTTTACATAATTTAATTAACGCTTTGGGGATTTGATTAATTGTATATCTGAATTTGTTCCTACTATCTAAAATCTCATCTATTCCTGCTGAAAATAATTGTTCATAGTTTGAATATCGTGGTACACGATTTAGAATTGTTCCTATATTATATATTGGATAATAACCAGATTCTTCTCTCTTTACAAATCGTAAAAACTTTGCATACTTTTCATCATCGCAACAATCAAACAATTCATTTAAGTTAAAACCACTTAATTGACTACATAGATTCTTTACTGGTTTACCTTTAATCCCAATGGCAGTCTTTGTTGCGAAATCATATTTCACAGTACGCCCATCTTCATAATCAAAAATGAGATACTGTTTATCTTTATATACTCTCGTTTATATCACTCCTATCTGTTATAATTTTCAAAAGAAACGAATCTTTCTTTTTCATGTTATCTGTATAAACATTCCATTACAGCCATGTTCTTTAATAAAATCTGTCAAGAATGTCGTTCCTGTATATTCATCTGCAATGCTACATTGCTTTTCATCTAAAATACAAACACTGTTATAAATATCCAAATATTTGCCACCAATATACTGCTCATAATATCCAATTGTATTAACAGTAAATGGTGCATCATTGGAAAACAATAATTTCTCACAAGCTACAAATTTCCCACTATCTTGTTCTTTCATATCTGGCGTATAAAGACTAAAACAATATCCCATTTAAATATCACCTCACAAATATTTATTCTCTCAATCCGTCCAACACTCTCATCAAAACGTGTCTTGTAAGATTTTTAACATCACCACTATAAAGTCCACATTCAATGTCACAAGCCTTTAGAACTTCATCAAGTGTTTTATTCTTCTCTTGATTCAACAAGCTCTTACAATTATCATACTGAATAGCATTTGTCTCATAAGCATTTCTGAGATTGCTTTCTAAGCAGCGAATAATATCAATCAGTTTATCTTTTGTCATAGATTTTAATGTACTGTCGGAATATGTTTTTCTTCCATCACCTATTGACATGTTCCACCTGCCCTTACTATCTCAATTGCCTTTTCGAGAGGAATAAGATAATTATTGCTGTTGCCACTTCCATACAGTTTTACAGAAGAGTCTGTTTTCAACTGCCCTACAACACCATCAATATCATAAGCTGCTGGTTGGTCTTTTATATCTCTATAATCTAACACATAATTACTACACTCTTGACAGTGTGATATATCTCCTGAACAATCACCTTCATAGTTGCAATGAAAACTCAACTTGTCTACATCAATTAATCTCATTTTGCTTCTCCTATTTCTATCTTCTGACCAATAAACTTCTGAAGCTGTTCATTTACATCATCAGGATAAGTTTTCACGACATAATCAGTGCAAACATGAATTTTTGTAATAATCTTATTCTCATCATACTCAATACTTCCAAGTGTTCCACCTGAAATTCTGATAGGCAAACAACCATCCTCATAATCACAAAACACATAATGTTTCCAATGTCCATTAGGATCAAGTCCAGCAAGCTTATCCAACTCTGTTGTGATTCCACAATAATATTCATTCATTTTTGAATATCTTGAATTTGCATATTTGTTAATCAGTTTCATGATCCAGTTCTCCTATTCGTAATCTTCTGGATGTTCTTTATAGTTATCTACTACACTTTTCATATAACTGAAATAATCTCTTACAGAATCACTACTATCAGAAAATCCACTTGTCACTTCGTATCCATTATCGAACACTGCAAAGGTTAATAAACCCAAGCTATCTAGTCCTACTTCTATGTCGCAGCCTTTATATTTACCTTTCATGATGTTATTCTCCTATTTGCATTTGAAAACCTTTCTTTCGTATTTTCTAAAAACAAATCCTTATCAACGCTCCATCCACCACAATGACTCAATATTTCTTTCCTAGCATTTCTAAACTCTTCCAAATGATTTCTGAAATAATATATAGCATCATTTTCGCATTGGAATTCATCATTATATTCCCAAAAGAAATGTCTTTGATTCGTTGCAAAAAATGAATCTGTATCTAAACAATATGCTATAATCCATGTTGCGTATTTATCTGAAAAATTTTCATTACCTTTTAATTCTATATACATATTCACACCTCCAATCTGTCCAAATGAAAGAAAAATTTCCTTTTAGTTTTTATCCAAATAAACTATATTATTTACATTGTAATAAAATCCACCTATCTCTCCGTTAAAACTACCTTTGACATACCAAGCATAAGGACTAATCCCATCATTCATTTGCTCTGCTAGTTCATCGGCTTTTCTTTGATGTTCATCAGCTTCATTTTGCATAGATATTTTTTGAGAATCCCATATAAGATTTGGAATTGTATCTGCACACTTTCTATACATTTCAGACTCTTTTATATATTCTCTTATCACTTTTGTCATTTTGGGAATATTGTCTTTTAATATCGGCTCATTGCCAAATTCATATGGATATAGGATTAAAACTCTTTTGTCCATATATTCCGTAGATATTAATTCCTGTACATAAAACTTTGGTTCATTCAAATTATCACCTCTCAGTCTTTGAGATTCTAAAAGCCTTATTTTACAAGGCTTTCACGACCTTTGATTATTTATTCTCTGTTTATAAACATATTTAACCATTCCTCTACTGGTTTCTTTTTTACATCCCCACTAATATTTCCTTTTGTCCTTCCTTTTGATAAAAGATATGTCTTATATGTATGTTCCATTTTCAATCCTTCCGAAATATAAATTGGATAATAATTACATATCTTTCTTCTTATTTCATAAATATCAAAAGAATCTTTATAGCCCGTTGTGTTCATGTATGGAGGATCAATATAAATAATTACATTCTTATTTCCATTTTCCCATTCTGTATCAAGTCTGTATAATGCATCAAATACATCTTCTTTGCTTGCTACAATACAACCTGATATTTGATTAACTATATTTTCAACCCTATTATAGATAGTTTCTGGCATTGGCATCATAGGATTGACAGGACTCTTACGGTTACTTGTTGCAGTTGGAAGCCAATAATTCCTGAATGTGTTATTCTTCCATTTTCCATTTTCAATCCAAATCTGTTTTGAGCCAAATGCCCCTGCTTGTAATAGCAAATAATGATAAACCATCTTATCTTCATCTACTTGCTGATTACTTAATTCTTTGAGATATGATTGAATATTTTCAAGAGAGGGCAATTTGTCAATTTCTTCTCTGAATACATTTAATTTAAATTCATCGTTTGCTATGTCTTGCCAAAATTGACCAAAACATCCATTATCAATCATTGTTATATTATTTGGGTTAAATCCACGATTAATAAGTTCTAATGAAACTGCTCCGCTTCCACAACATAAATCATAAAACTTCGTATCATCATCAATATTATTTTCTTCGTAGAATATATCTACAATCTGTTTTGCCAATCTCTGTTTACCACCTTGATAACTGCAAGGTATTTCTAATTTATTCAATTATTAATTAGAAGAAAGAAGCTTCTTTACGTGTACACAACTCTTTCCTCCTTATTTTTCTATTATTTATTGGGATTCCCATAGCCGAATGGCTTAGATATGATTAAAAATTTTCAAAGGAAAGATTGGTTTACTGCGACTCTTCTGAATCATTAAATTCTCTACCTTTAATGATATTCTGAATACCTACTTTACATTTTTCTAAAGCAAAAGCATATGCATTATTATAAATAAGTTTGTCGTGTTCTGCCGTTGGGTTATCGTATACACTATCAATAGCTTCATCAATACCATCTATAAACCTGCAAAGTCTTTCAATAATTGTTGAATCTTCATATATATTGTAACCTGTTGGTTTTGATATGCTTTCTAAATACTTATCAATAGCTTCGTTCTCTTCTTTTGTTGCTTCTCTCATAGAATGTTCAAAAGCTCTCAATTCATCTTTACCAAGCCATTTGATCCATGCACCGCAATCGTCACAATAAAGTCCTATATTATTACCTTTTACTTCTGTATGTAATGAAATACTTCCACATTTCTTACAACAATTTTGATACATATTTTCACCTCTTACCTACTTAATTCTTTCAACATGGCGATTTTATTTCTTATCTCGTCTCTATGCATAATTACTTCTTCTCTGTCATTGCTAGTAATGAATTCTGACCAACCAATCAAATCTTTCTCAATGTCTTCTATAAGTTCTTTCTCTAAATTATTTATTTTTATTTCGGAAAAATCGTGTAATATAGGCTCACCTTTTTCTTCTATAACGAATAATGAATATGGAGTAATAACTAAAGTAAACTCAGTACCCTCTTCATCAAACCATGCTATCCCTGTACCTGTTGTGTGATATTGAATAAAGGCATTTAATAAATCTACTGGCACATCTGTTAAATAACTCGGTGTACCATGGAATGCTTTTAAATCAAAATTACTCCATCCATGTTTCGGATTACTTATCATATTTCACCTCCAATGTATTATTCTCCACTCACAATCTCATAAATAATATCATCGTGATATTTACCACTCTTATCTTTAATTGAATCTTTCAGAACATGTTTTGTTCCATTATGTCTCTCGGTAAAGTTATCGTAACCTCTACAAGCAGGATTACCACCAACAGCTCTCCATTCAACTCTATGTAATGTTTCAATTAGTTCTTCTAATTTATCGAATACGTCCCTACCAACCAAGATATTCCCTCTGTCAAACGAGAACAATCCAAAGTTATACGCTTTAGATGTATACCAATCAACGGAATATCCTAAATAGCCAATGAGTTTTTCATTCTTATCAACTATTGCATATTGGAATTGACTCTCATTTGGACATTCTGCGATTTCAGGACTCCAATTACACATACAACCAGTTTCATACATCATATCTGTTGTATAGTAATATTTTTGAAATTCTTTCTTAATCTGTTCTTTATATAAAATTGCTGGTACTAACACTTAATCACCTCCAAACTCACAAGTGTCACATGTCGAGAAATACTTATCATGGTCTATGCAGCATTGTGGTCTGTTGTCATCGAAGTCAAAATTTGATACATGTTTCTTTCTATCAGTTACTACAATTGCATTGACCGTTGGTTCACACATGATTACTTGATCAAATTCAATTCTTCCTCTTTCGGATAAATTTCTCCACTTTTCTAAAAAGTGCATCACCGTCTACTAATCTCATATATCACCTCTATAATTCAATAGTGACTTCTCTCTGGAAATTTCCCTTCTTATCGTACAGAGATAAATAATATTTATTTCCTCTCTGCTCTAAAACGACATCTTTATTCTCGAATAATTCAACTCGCTTCTGTTTCTGTACTTGCTTATACTCTACTTGTAAGTTATCTAATGCTTGTTTTGAGCCAACTATTGTTACTGATTGCACATCATCAAGAATATGAGTGATGTCATCCTCTAACTGTCCCATGATATTAGTATGATTTCTAATTGCTTTAATGACGTCATTTTCCCATAATAATCTGTTTTCCATTTTAATATTCTCCTAATTCATTAATATAATTTCTTGAAAATCATCATCAGCTTTTACACCATTGATATAAGCACGCCAACATCTAATATCTGAAAAGGTTGGATATTTCTGCTTAATACTCATTACAATTTCGTAATCGTCTGGATAGTTTTCGAGAATGGATTTTAATTCACCAACTGAAATACCATTCATAATTCTCACTCCCAATTCTCAATATTATCATCGCAAGGAAAATATGTAAGTTCAATTTCACTCAATTTTTTGTAATAGATAATCGATTCTTCCCATTCTTTTTCAAAGTCCTCACTATCACATATTTCTCTAAATCCAATCAGAATATCCTTATCTGGAAGTTCAATAGCTTCCTTAATTTGAATATGTCTAAAATGGTTATCTATATATAGTGATTCATCCGCAAATTTCTTATCCATCTCGTAAGGAGTGTATTGTCCTGGTCTACGAATTTCTAACATACGAAGAATATGGTCATATCCAAAATCGTGTAACCATGTTTCAAAATCAGTCATTTCTATAGTCCTCCTTTGGTCTATAACCACTTTCGTCATTCCAAGATTCATAGTAATTTATTTTCATTTTTTCAAATAAATC